TTTCTACCGCTTGTATCACGTCTTAACTTTGCTTCTTCGATAATTTCATCAAATACCGTTCTTCGGTTAATCTGAGCAGTAAAACGATAATTTCCACCACTCTGCTGTCCGCCAGATTCTTCACGAACAATCTTTCTGAGCAGTGCTTCTGGTGTTTCGATGTTATTACCCTGCTTCTGGTCACCCAATACGGCTAAAAACTCACTCCTTGGCGGGATAACTGCACCTTTAGCTAGATATGGAACTGTTGGAACTCTTGGAAATGTTGCACTAAATCCGATTGTTTTCTTGCCGAACGGTGTAGGCACTTCCCACGGGCCAAAAGAGAATGCGGATTCAATGCCACCAATTGCACTGTTGACAGTTCCAATTGCGCTATTTACAATGCCAATGACCTTGTTCAATATGTTTCGAATAGTATCTTTGATTCCACCAAATATATCGACAACCTTATTTTTGGCTGATGTAAATTTTTCCACTATACCGTTTTTAATTCTCTCAACAAGATTTCCTACTGTTGACCAAATTGCAGTCCATTTTTGATATGCGCTGGATTTGACATTATCCCAAATCGTCACAATTTTAGATGCGAGATTCTTAAGACTAGAGCTTATAGCGTTGACAAATGTTGATGTTTTATTTTTAATCCAATCCCATACTTCCCCCGCAACTTCTCTAATCTTGTCCCAGTTTTTGTACAGTAATACGCCAATTGCAATGCAAGCCGTTATTGCTGCTATAAAAATTCCACCCGGTCCGATAGCCGTTGCAATAGCTTTAATTCCTCCCATAATGCCACTAGAACCAGTCATAAGTGCAATAAGGCCTTTTATAAAACTCGCTACTGTCGTTATACTTCCTGCGATTCTCGAAGCTAAGCCTGCAATCTTTGCTGCCGCAAATGCTCCGATCAGAGCTACACCAAATGCTTCAATGATTGATTGATGATTTGCAAAGAATCCAGCCAAATCAGACACTAGGTTAATCACTGTCGGAATTCCTGTTTCAATCAGCCATTTCAGCATCGGGAGAACGATATTGTTATAGATCCATTCAAGAACATTTCCGATGGATTCCAGAATTGGTGCAAATGTACTTGTCAGATTACTGATAGATTCCAACAGCGGATAGAAATTAAGGTTTGCCGCCCATGTCGCTGTATCCTCTGCAATTCTTTCAACGAACTGCATGACTACCACAAGAGCATCTGCAATGTTCTGTATAATCTGTGTCCCGACGTTGTTCTTATTCCAAGCATCGGCAAAACCGGATGCAATATTCCCGATAGTTTTAAGCACGTTCTGAGCGATCCTCAGCATGGTTGTGAGCATCGTTGTGCCTGTGCCGTTTGTCCAGACTTCAACAAGGCTTTTGCCTACACTCTTAGCGAGCTTTGCAATTCCCGACAAAGCAATGTTTGCCGCGTTGATGGTATTCTTGCCCTCTTTTTTCCATGCGTCCTGAAATGGCTTCCAGAGCTTCTTGAGCAGATCAGCAAGTTTCTTTGCAGAATCGCTAATCTTGTCAAGTGCAGTTTCACCCTCTGCAAGATTGCCGTAGTCCACATTACCAACTGAACTCGGAAGGCCACTGTTACCTGCTCCACCACTTCCACCAGATGAAGATGGTGTGGAAGATGAATTGCTGCCAGTAGATGTGACTTTGTGAACTTCATCAAGTGACGAAAGATAGTTTTTTGTTTCCTTATTCGCTTTTTTTGTTGCTTTTGCATTGTCGTTAGTGGCATCCGCCAGTTTCTTTGCATTATCTGCCGCCTGTCCATACTGGTCCGCTGTATCTGCGATCGCGTCTGTTCCGGCAAGGCCCGCTCCACTTCCGCTCGTTTGACCGGAAGATTTCTTGCCAGTAATAAGCTCCGTGAATGACTTAAATGCGTTTGCCAGAGTCGCCAGTTTACCGAGAAGAATATTGATTACTTTCAGAACAGGTGTAAAAATATTAATCAGCCCCTGTCCGACTGTTGCCTTGAGGGACTGCAACTGCAACTGCATCACTCGCACCTGGTTCGCCCAGCTGTCAGAAGTACGAATGAAGTCACCAGATGCGGCTGATAACTGTTCCTGCACAAAAGCAAAGCGGAGGGCAACTTTCTCCTGTTCAGTCATTGCCGATGTGGTCTTGCCATATCCATTAGCAAGTGCATATTGGTCTAGTGCACTTTGTGTCATAACGACCCTTTATACCCTCGGTTTCCCGATATTTATTAGGGGAGTAGACTATCTCTTCATCCAAATAGGATGCATGGCACTTCAGAATAGGGAATTTCGCCCTAAACCTACTTCCTTACGGAATAGTCGTTACACTTTCATCAAAAAAGAGCCTCTTATTGAGACTCTTCGATGCTTAGCACGGTATTACCATGATTATTTAAATTTCCATTTGAATCCATATGCAGTACGATGTCTGTGAACATTATTGCATACTTTAGATATTAAACCTTGGTCATATCCTGTTTCTCTACAAAGGAAGTTCATCCCCTCCCATTCTCTAATTACATTTCCATCTAAATCACATTGTAGAACCGCTCTTTGCTGAGTTTTTCTTAGCCGTTCTACTCTCGTTCCATAAGCATTGTTTTCTTGAACAGTACACCATTCAAGATTTTCAACACAATTGTTCTGCTATTTTCGTCAATGTGATTAATAGAATTGCAACCGTCCGGCTTTTTAAGAAAAGCATTTGCAACCAATTTATGAATTGTAATCGTTTTCTTTTTACCGTCTTTATGCAAAGAGACTATTGGATAACCATAAGTATCAAGTGCAGGAGAATAAATTTTCTCTGGTACTTTTCTTGTATACCATCTGGCCTTACATCTACGCTCAAGGCTTTTTATTCTTCCCAGATTGCTTACTTGATACAGGCCTTCGTAGCCTTTAATATCTTTCCAAATTTCTTCACTCATGGAAATCACCTCCTATAAATATTATATCATATAGGTGTCATAACCACAGTTTTTTAAATAATTTTAGGCTTTTACCGTTAGCATTGCTCATAAAGCAACACACCGAAGATTTCTTCGTTCACCATGTTATTCAATACACATTGCTGTGTAAGGGAGCTAATTGTTAACCCAAGTCTTTAAGTGTTTCCGTTTCTCCTGTAAAAACTGACTTCAGTTTTATATAAGCCAAGTCTTGTGAAATGTTATAGAATGATGCCACATCACCAGTTAACTGCGTCAGAGCCGTTGACATATCGTAAGCCTGTGCTTCTGAGAATCCGAACGACTTAGACATTGCTCCGAACGTACCGACATACCTTTTTGCCATTGTCTCTGACAGTCCGGCTGAGGTCATGGCGTTTTTGGCGAATTCATTGACCTTGTCGGACATGGTGGTAAATGTAACATCGACCACATTCTGTACTTCTGCAAGGTCAGAACCAAGTTCCACGCACTCCTTTCCGAACTGCACTAATTTGCCAACTGCAAAAGCCCCACCAATCAGCAGGCCAATTTTTTTTACAGCACTTCCAAGACCGTTAAATGACTGTTTTATAGCTGATACGCCATTTTGTACGCCGGTTGTATCCATTCTGGTATCAATAATGACTGAGCCATCAGCAGCCATGTGTCCACCTCCTAACTATTTGAGGTTTAACATCTCATTCAGCGCATCTTTATACGCTTGCTCCTCGTCGCTGAGACGTGTTTTTATGTCAATAATGTTCTTATTTTCCTGATAGAATTTCTTTTCCCATTTATCGAGCTTTTCGCCCTTTGCCTTTTTTGAACGAATTCCAACTACGGTATTAAAAAGACATTCGCCAGATTCCATAAAGTATCCAAAAAACGTCCACCAGTGCATATAAGACACTGCTCTGATTTCTTTACCGGCAACCTTGTTTACCGCCGGAACAATCATGTCTCCATCCTGTTCCCAGTCCATCAAACGGGGTTTTGGGCGGTTCGGATTATCGTCCAACTGTCCGCAGTCGATGAACTCTGATGCTTTCTGACAAGCTTCGTCCAGACACTCAGGCGGTATGCTCTGCCAGTCCTCAAACAGAATCTGCAACATAACAACTGCTTTCGCCTGCTCGTCCAGTTCTGGGTCATTCATGGCGACCAGAATATCAATAATTGCTCGAAAATCCGTTCTGATAGAAAAATCCACCCCACTTATGTTTAGTGAGGTGGGTAGCTCATAGGCGGTCATTCTGTATACTTCTTCGTATACTTATTGACTGCTGCCTGCATTTTCTTTTTTCTCTTTTCAATTTCCGGTGCAATTGCTTCTGCGATTTTATCCAGAACGATATAAGCGAAAACCTGGCCATTTCTGAAAACAGTAGTTGCTGTGATTGGTTCTTTAAACAGGTCTTTTGATGCTTCATATCCGAGCAGATAGTTGATTTTGTCCTCAATCTGTTTATTCAGTTCTGCCATTTCTTTACCGGAAGCGACCTTCTGAATGGAATCTTTAAGCTGTTCGAAGTATTCTTCCATCTCCTCTGCACGTGCTACCACATTGATATCAGTCGGGTTCAGCTTGAAAGAAGAAAAGACTTCGTCTTCGTTGTTGGTAAATGTAAAAATGAGAATTCCATCATCAATTTTGGTGTTAATTATTTTTGCCATTTGGGGTGTCCTCCTTGTATATGTGCTTATTCGCTGTCGGCTGTGAATGCGCCGGAACTGATATCAAACTTTCCTTTTACACGTTCGCCGGTATAGTTGACGGTAAACGGAATCTGATAACCGGATGTATCGCCGCCGTAGGAGGTTGGAACAACGTAGCAATCCTGCTGATATGCTTCATACTTGCCTGCCGTAGCTTCTGTCCAGAGATGAACTTCAACTGCTTTTGTTTTGAGGTTGTCGTCTTTGAGACGTCCATCTACAATCTTCTGTAACGCTGTGAACAGATCAGAAGTGGTGTCTGCATAGAACGGATCAGCATCAGAAGAAACTTCGTAGCCGTTATGTTTGAATGTGGATTCTCCAAGAATGTTTTTAGATGTTTCAGTATCTGGATTGAGTTCGACATTGTACTCTTCCAGATCCTTTCCAAGACGCTCATATTTCGGTGTCTGTCCTCCGCAGAGGGAACCTGCATCGATATAATGAGCCATATATTTACGGTCAATCTTGCCTGTAACTGCCATAGAAATGTCCTTTCTGCCTATAATTTTTGAAAGGCTGTGTAGGTTAGCGACTATCTCCAATTGATAGCCGGTTGTTACTTGTTATATTACTTCATAAGTGTTTTCATAGCGTACCGATAACGGCAATAACCAATCCTGTACGCCATTCTCCTGTGGCTCTAAACCATAGGAATTATCACGGGTTATACGTTTTATCACTCGCCCCTGTGAAAGCTCTGGAAAAGCAGATAAGCGTGTCTCAGCGCCGTTTATGACAACTGGTTCCCGGCATATCCATTTACCGAGATTATCCAAAAATTTCTGAACAGATAATTTCTGCCTTTCCTTGTCGGATGCCGTGCGGTAAACCACATAAAACGGATACTGGCATACCTGATGCATTGTTCCACAAACATCTTCTTTTTCTGAATAGATCAACGCCCCGTTATCTGCTGAGAACGCAATTCCCGATTCTTTGCCAAGTTCCTCGAATTTGATTGTTTCATTTTCGTATAGTCCTGGATACTGGTTCAGAAGTGCTTTCATGGCATCTGTCAGAATTTCGTATCCGGTCGCATCTTTTCCAATAGGTTTATCCGCCATGTCTGCCACCTCCTGCCTGTGCTTTTACTTTGCGAAGCCATGTACTACCGTATTTTCGTTTAGCGGCATCGAACCATTCAGCTTGTACCTGAGTATGCGGTGATTTTGTATATTGAAGATTCTCCTTTGCATTCGTCTTGCCAGAATACTGACTCACAAGAACCTTTTCCGCATCGCGTCTTGCCCATGTGCTACCTGTTGCGGGGTCGACCATGGTTTTTCCAAAATAAAGAAAACGTCCATTTGGTTCCGCCGCCGCACATACAAATCCAGTCCCTTGCATTGATGTGCTTTTGACTCTTGTTCGGTCAATAAAATCTCCCGAAATCATTGGCATAAACTCTATCATACTGTCCATTACCATTCCATCAAGGAGATACTGAGCTTCTTGGTACTGCCTAGAGAACCTGTCCATATTCAGTTTAATTTTCATATCTCCATCAACTACGGAGAATCCTTTGAAATGATGAATCTTGCTCATATTACTTACCTAGAATTTCAAAGTGCGGAATCAGTGTGTACGGACCGCCAACACTGGTAATCTTGAACACGTTATCCTTATTCTCATTCATGTACTGATAGAATCCATTTCGGTAATCGCCATCGGTTACTGTTCCGCCAGTCCACTCACCCTTCCAGAAGAACGATTCATCTGAGAATGTGATAGTGTCTTCCAGAGCGTTGTTAATCTGCCTTTTCCACTCTTTAGGCGGTACATATGGGAGAATTTTACCATTCCTGTCAGCAATGGTTATATCGCCGTTCTGGACAGTATAATGGATGTGTAACTGTGCGTTGTCTGTTGCGTCTGGTCCGTACTTTTTAAGGATTGCCCCCTTGTCCGTAATAAGGTCGACGCCGGATAGCACATGAGGATACCAGTATGCATCTCCTGTCGTGGCACTTTCGTAATAGTTGAAAAGTGTAATTTTAGACGAATACATGATACCCTCTCCTTAATTATTCTTTCTGCACTGTCTGCTTAATAACCTGATTCACGCCAGTGGCCGACAGTCCATTAAACATACCAACTGCAACTGCCGTGATATAATCCGTTGCCGGGAAATCCGGGATAATTCCCATTCCGACTGCTCCGAGAATTCCACCAATAATCGCCATAATTACTGGAATCCATTCATCAGAGATTCTTTTTGATGCTTTACAGCCCATTCCTACGATGTAACAGATCATAACGATTGCTATACATGAGCCAAGTGTTGAAATGTCCATAGCTTAGTCCTCCAGATTCACATTTTCCATAACTGCCCTTGCTTCCAGAACTGTAATATAATCCGTCATTGCTCTTACCTGCATATTGTAAGTGCTTCTCGGACAAGTAGGAGTAAATGGGAGTTCTCCTTTATCCCATTTTTCAAGCATATTCGCAAGTTTCTTATATCGAATAACCACCTGCATATACTCTGCCTTAAAGCGTTCCTTGTAATCTACACTATTCATCATTTCAACGGTCTGTTTTAATTCCATCATTTCTATCACACTCCTGCATACAATATTGGTATTCCATCATCCGTCCTTACTCCCATCAGAAGCGGTAAAGCTGTCTTAAGAAGTAAATCATTTGTTTTCTGCACATCTCCAGCAACACTGTATACTGCACTCCATTCCTTTGCACTCGCTCCAATCTGCTGAGGCGTGGCGTAGGAAATGGATTCACTGCCAGATGATACAGATGTTACAACGCCTGTAGTGCTACCACCGGACCCGATTGTGGTTGATGTACCGCTCACAGCGGCATTGGTAGCATTCTTCTCAGCAAGCTCAATCTGATACATTAATTCAGCCAGTGAACAGACCGCCTTTTTAATACGTTTCTGTGAACGCTTATCAGCTGGCAGTCCGTCCACCAGCCTGTCGGATGTCATTAAATCTACAAAATCACTGGCTCTTTCTGCTAGTCGTGGAAAGTCGGTTTCTGGCACGACATTGCCGAATGATTCTGTATAGAATTTATAATCTGCGTAAGCCATGCCAGCTGCCTCCTACGTTTATGATTTTGCTGATACGGTCGCATGTCCGGCGCTCAACGCCTTATAGGTACTGTCGCACTCAACCACTGTGATTACCTGTCCTGTTGTTGCTGTAATGTCGGATTCTCCATCCCATGCGTTCCAGTTATTCACGTTCTGTCCATAGTCTACGGTAGTCTCAGAAGATGCGACTTTGTACTTGTACACATTTCCTGCGCTTGCTTTTGTCGGAGTAACAGTCACTTTTGTATCTCCGCTCTTACTTCCTGCTGCGGAGTTTACAGTGAGAGTTCCAAGTGTCTGAGTTGTGTTGATAGTTCCGACAGCAACAGCGTCAATATATTCTGCAAAGAGGGTAAGTCCCATGATTGCGAATGATTCAGACACTGCTGTGTGGTAATTACCCTGTGTATGGAATCCGATCAGATTTGTTTCACCGGATACAGTATATATAAGACCCGCTCTTGCGAAATCAGATTCGTTCGGATCCACGTAGTAAAGAACGATGTTCTCAACAGGTGTGGCGATTACTGTTCCTCTCGGAATCTCGCTGTCAGATAACAGGAAGATTGTTTTAAATCCCAGGAAGTCTTTCACATACTGGAAGCCGAACTGGTTCTGAATAGAAATCTCAGCTGCTCCGATATACTCGTACACGTCCAGAATATTTACAAATCCAACAACACCAGTCACATTTCTGTGCATCTGCTTGAATTTGTTTTCTACACGGCCTTTAGCCATTGCCAGAGCCATCTGGAAAGTGGTTTCTGTGAATGAGAGAGTACCTGTTTTCAGATAGTTGTAAAATCTTTCAGTAACATTGGTCTGAAGCTGGAAGAGGAATTCATCATCGGTCATCTGAACAGCGTTCTCGTAACCGTGATCTTTGATTGCTTCGATAGATACAGCCTTTGCGTATTTCTCGATAGTCATTTCTGCATAGGGTTTTTCTTTTACAACGAATTTGCTGTAAGGGATTTCCTCACCCTCGCCAACATTTCCATTCTGTAATGTACCCTCTGCATATTTTGATTTAAGAACCGCTCCGGGTGTCTTTTTGATTGGACGCATGATACCAAGTATTTCACGTAAGTGTTCCCAGTTTCTTTCGAATCTGGTAACAAAATCAATCTCACGTGCTTTTACCTGAATATCATTTGTCATAATAAGATTAGCTTTTGCTGTCATAAAAAAATCCTTTCTACCCATAACTATTAAGGTATTGGGTTAGCGGCTATACTCTGGTGTATAGTCGGTGTAAAAAATCACTGGAATAACTGGATATTCTGAGCAATTGCAGCCTGCCTTTCGGACGGGTCTTTGATTGCTTCGATATCTTTCTTTGTCATGTTCCCCGGTGTCTGCTGCTGTCCAACATGAGTAGTAAACCTTGCCTGATTCTGCTGAGCCTGCTGCTGAGATTCATCTACAAATGTATCAGGTTCATCCTGTTTCATCTGTTCAAGTAAATCATTAAGTCCAAGAATCTTTCCGTCCTTAAGCTTAAGACCAGCTGATTTGATATCAGCGGTAACAGATCTTTTAGCTGCTGGAGATGAAAAATTAACATTTTCCAATGCAGTTTTAAGAGCATCGTCAAAATCTCTTTCGGCGATCTTCGCATTGAATTCTTTCTCTGCGTCCTCAGCTTTCTTCTTCCATCCAGCAAGCTCTGTCTGAATGTTCGCCGGGTCGATGCCGTCAAAACCTTTTAAGGTCTCCTCTGCTGTTTCAGCACGTTCTTTCCAGTCATCGCGTTCTCCCTCGACTTTTGACAGGGTTTTCGCTACTTCTTTGGCGTTCTTATAATGTTCTGAGAGCGCCTTTTTCACATCTGCCTGTTTGTCCTCCGGGATTTCAATTCCAAATGATTTTAATGTGTCAATAAGTTTCTGCATATATATCCTCCTGGTCGTGTTTATTGACCTGCCGCCGCAGGTATTGGATTAAGCCAGTTAGACCACTGGCAGGGTAACTGGAATAACAGGAATCGAACCTGTGACACTCTGATTAACAGTCAGATGCTCTACCAACTGAGCTATATCCCATTAACCCGGATTCCCGGGTTAGCAAGGTATTTTACGTGCTATGCCTAAACACGAGACGTTTCGGGCTACGTCAACACCGCCTATACGGTCGTGCACCTCTGCACGGGTTGAATTCCACTGTTCAGTTATATGCTCACAAGGAGTGTATGCCGCCATGCACTAACGGCAATGGTACGCGTCGGAAATTGCATCCGCTTTTCAACCTCCAGATTCTGCCTGAACCTGTTTCTGTTAAGGACACGCACCCAAGAAAGGAGGAATCAATGAAAAATGTCTATGTCAAGTGGCTGTAACCACTTACGAATCTTCCCTATGAATACATTTTACCACAGAACCTCCAAAAAGTTGTGGTACATGTTTTAGCTAATTAGAGCATATCCCGGAGTTTTTCCACGTATCTTTTAACAAGATCACGTTCTTCCCTGCACTCTGCATCCTTGGACATATCGCTCATTTCTGTAGTAAGCTCGTCAAGGTGTTCTTCCAATGCGGCAAGCATCTTCCTCTTACAGTCCTCAGATTTGCCAGAACGATAGCTCTGTTTCTGTGTCATGTAGTCATCGTAAGCGTCTCGTCCGTCAGAACGGCTGTAATGTCCTCTGACATAATGCTCACCACGTCTGGCATAAGAACTACCTCTGTCGTAATCCGGCATCATTCTGCCGTCATTTGAACTGTATCTCCCCATGCTGTCGCGCTTTCTTCCACGTTCGCTGTAATCGTCATTGTATCCACTACGCATTTCATCAAGGACAGTATTGTAATATTCCACTTTCTTGTCCCAGTACTGCGTATTCTTGATATCTTTATACATATCAATCAGCTTGTATGTCATTTCCAGATTTCCAGTGGTCAGCCCACTGTCAGCAATTTTGGACAGTTCGTCTTCAATTCTTGCACATAAGTCTTTAATGTCTCTCATAATCACACCTCCTATGCTTCTCTGGTCACAACAATGTTTGCGTTCGCAACAGAAACAGCCTGATCGCTTGTATTCTCTACTGCGATATTAACGCAACATCCGCGAGGTACATCAATATAGATTCCAGAGGACACATTGTTGTACTGGTCTACTGCTGCCGGTGTGGAAATCATCTGAGAAGAAAGAACCGGCTCACCAGAGATTGCAATAGCCAGAGAAATAGCTCCGACAGTACCGCCTGTTGGAATCGCGATATTACCGGAAAAATCCACGAAAAATCTCGCTTTACACTGGTTAGTAAGTCCTCTTAGCGTAATAATTCCGCTTCCCTCTCTGTGCTGAATGCAGTTAGAGCCTTTAACTGCTGTGTTTGAAAATACTACGTTTCCATTTGCTGCTACGGTCTGAGCAGCTATATTTGTAAATTCTGCCATAATTTTTACCCCTTTCATATCACAAAAGGACAGGTCTCAGCCTGCCCCTCTGTGTAATACGGCAAAAGCCGACATCCGAATCGATCGAAAGATACTCTCGATATGAAGTTATCAGCAATTGCATCCAGCGTTACATCCACATCCAGAATATGGGTATGGAGCTGGGACTGCGTAGGACGGCACAGGCATAGGACTTATTCTGCGAATCAGTTCTGCCGTCTGCGCTTCCTGATTTGCCGCAATGTAAGCATTCTGCGCAGACTGAGAAGCAGCAAGCTCAAGTTTCTGAACTTTATCTCTTAAATCTGCGTTTTCTTTTGCACACAGGTAATCAAGAACCGCTCTGGTTCCAGCATTCTGATTGTCAATGATATCTCTTGTGTTGCTGTTCATGGTGTTCTGTAATGCACAGGTGTTCTGCGCCATATTGTAGTTTACGCCCTGAATTGCTTCTCTGGTTTCACAGCAGCAGTTTGCAAGCTGTGCCTGGAGTGCATTGGTATTCTGCATATTAGCTACAGTGTCAGCATTAATAGCCTGCTGAATACCGAAACCAGTCTGCATGATGTTTGTGTTGATTCCGTTAAATCCAGTAAGCATACCGTTATTCATGGCATAGAAGCCATCACACAGACCGCTATTGATTCCGTCAAGCTTACTGATCACAGCGGAATAACAATAATCCACCAGCTGCCATCTCCACCAAACATGCCGTCATTATTTCTACCGTTTCCAGTAGCAGCAGCAATATCTGCTAAGCTATAATTTCCATCCATAATATAATCTCCTTTTTGTGTATTTACATCAATCTGGCCAGATTGTAATGTACTATCTCATATTCTTCAGCAGGTTTTGAAACTGACCTGCCATCTGCTGGACCTGATTAAGCTGCTGTTGGGAAATCTTTCCAGACTGTAACATCTTTTCAACTTCTGCTTTCGGATTTCCCTTAAAATTCTGCTTAAACTGCATAAACTGCTGTATCATCTGCATTGGTCCGTTTCCCTGCGGCATCCCACCGCCAAGTGCATTAAATAATGGATTACTCATCTGTGTTTCCTCCCTTGATTGCTGACTCCTGTATGGTATTAGCCCTAACAGGTTCAGAAAATGAATTTAATCGGTTTATAATAGCTTCGTATTTGCCCTTTAAATCGTCATATTCCTGTCTGGTGACATACTTACTGTCCATGTTCTGAACAGTCTGTTTAGGCGGCATCTGAGAGCCTACCTCGTGGTATTCAAACGTTCGCAGTGGCTGCGGCATGCCGGATACGTCTGTGGATTTTATGTAGAACTTTTCACTTTCACTGTCCATCAGTAAAACGCTTGTCCCAGGTGCTACCAGATAGGATTTTGCACCAACTTCGCCGGATACCCACAGGATACCGCTATTATTCTGCTGGGGTTGCTGTACTGGTTGAGCTGGAATCTGGACAGGCTGTTGCTGGAACTGATTCATCTGCCCCGGAACACCAAAACTATATTGATAAGGATTGTTATATAATGCCATCTTATACACCGCCTTTCTGATTGTATTTTTGCATAAAAAAAGAACCGGAAACAGGTCGTTTCTGGCTCTAATTAGTATCCAAAAAGTATCAGCACACTTTGATTATTTTATTATTTACCCTCCGGCTTAACCGCTTTGCTGTTGATATGCTCACGTTCATCTGTTCAGTGCAGTATTCGAGCGTATATTCCTTGCATCTCAGCCGGAACAGTCTTTCTTCGTCCGGTGTGAAATTACACTCTATAAAGAACCTGTCTATATCTTTCTTTGTGAACACATATAATTTCATGAGCATACCCCTTATCAATGCTAACGTTGATTCTGTGCAAGATACTCCGTGAGCTTCTGCTTTGTTTTTTTTAATTCCTCGACGTTATTCCCACTGATCTGACTGTCCAACATGGTTGATAACACTTCCAGAATCAATGAATCTCGTTCCGCAATCCTCTGAAGACTCTCGTAATCTCGCTTATCATGTTCTTCCAGTGTCTCAACTCGCTTGTTGAGTCGAAATGCCGGAGTAATCCATTTAAAAACAACAGCTGCTGCCCCTCCAATAATTGATACTCCTCCACAGATTGAAAGAAAAAACTGAATAAATTCCTGTATGCTCATTTAGCTACTCCTTTTCCCAGTAATATACCGGGACTTCATTTCCGGAATCCCATGTATCATAATATTTACCATCTAAAGTCTCATGTCCTAGAGATTTCCGTACATTTATCAATAGGACACGCACACTGAAAGGACAGGTGTTATTTTTATGCAAGAAATTTGGAAAGATGTTGTCGGTTATGAAGGATTATACAAAATAAGCAATCTTGGCAATATTATTAGTGCAAGGAGAAATTACAATAAAGGATGCAAGTATTTGACTCCTTTTGAAAACGATGGTTACGATAGAGTAACACTTGTTGTTAATTACAAACGTAAGAACTATCTCGTTCACCGCCTTGTTGCAGAGGCATTTATTCCGAACGTGGAACAAAAAGAAGTAGTGAATCATATTGACGGGAACAAGAAAAACAATACTGTTGATAATCTTGAATGGGTCACGAAACAAGAAAACACTTTTCATGCAATAAATACAGGATTGCGCTCCGCTTCTGTCCCTCCTCATGGAAATTATAAGAGAGGAAACAGTCCAAGAGCAAAAGTTGTTTATCAATATGACTTAAACAATCATTTTATCGCTGAGTGGAGTTGCGCAGAAGATGCCGCAGACCACGTAAACGGTCGAAAAGATAGCATCAGTCGTTGCTGTCGTGGTGAACGTCGAACTCACAAAGGTTTTGTGTGGAAATACAATAAAACATAATAGTGGATATTTATCCATTTTTTTCCCAATAATAAATCGGTATTTCGTTTCCGCTATTCCATGTATCGAAATATTTGCCCTCTTGCACTGTCACCACATGACCATCTATGCAGAGAATGTATGTGCCTGTCTGATGGTCTGTACAAAAGTCGTTGACTGTATAGATATACCGTTCTGATTGCTCAATCAGTTTGCGCCTGTACCCACGTTTATAGAGGTACGCTCCCCAGACATAATTTGCACTCGGCATATCTGACAGAGCACATGCCTGTATCATTAATCCGGCAAATACCGTTTCCCAGTCAAACCCGGTTGCTTTGCATATTGCCCGGGCAGCGCAATCTCCGACTCGATTCCCGGCAGGATTCGGATTATAATATTCCCATCTGTCCATCAGTCAATCCCCTTTGCTGTTTTATATCTCTTCGCCGCTCCTCTGACTTTTGCGGCGTTCTGGCGGCTCCACTTCGCTATCATGAGCCGGTCTTGCAGCTCTCTCAGGTCGTTCTGCTTGCAGTAGTCCTTATATGCAGCATTTTGTTTCTGCTGTGCATTGTCAACTCCTGCTTGCAGTCCAAGAACTTCACGCTTTGTTTTGCGGATTCTTCGCTCATAAGTACGTTGCCGCTGTTCTTTTTCATACTGCTTTCCCTTGTTGGCTTTATCCTGCGCCGATAGTTCTGCGTAGGGATTAAATTCTCCATCACTTGCCCCAAAGCTATGCCGACAGTTGACCCCTGACAGTCCGCTTGCTGTTCCGTATCCAGTCAATGAGAACGGCGGAAATTTCTTGCTCTTGCCAGAACGAGAGTATATCTTTCCTTGCCACCACGAATGATTTCCAGGATTTTCTCCACCGTCCCCCGTTCTCGCTCCGATGTGTGCACTGACCAGAACTAAATCCCAGTTCATTTCTTCCATGCGCTTTAGGGATATATCTCCCGTAGCCTGAGCCACACCAGTTCTGACAGAACGTGCGACTGCTGTTTCAATTGTATCGCGTCTTTTCTTTCCTGTTTCTTTATTTATGTATTCAACATATACACCATCGCTCACAACGTTATTAACTGCTTCTTTAATGGCTTGTGTATACCCGACTGCCCCAGTCATCACATGATTATATGCAAGGTCACATTGCTCGATATAGAGCCTTTGAGCGGCACTTGCGGTTGTCCTTGTGAAGTTCTTCCACTCTCCCATAGTCGCAAGCATATTCCGTTCCATGAGTCTTATCATAGCCGGTGACTGTTCGAGCGGTACAGGGCTTAATCCTGCCGCCTTGTATACCTTATCATCATAGTTCATTGCAGTGATTCCGGCATCTTCAAATGCTTCAAGAAGTTCCTGTTGTTCACGTTTAGTGTATTTGGATAGTTCTGCCAGAATGTCCTCTAGCAGTTCACCAGATTCCTGTAACGTTCTGATTCTCCATGCATCAGCATTGGTCAGAATATAATCCTCACCTCTGCCGATTCTTGCCATCATCCGTGACACAATCTCAGAGATGATATACTGATGCAGTTCTTCTGCAATTTGCTCACTGCCCTCTGTTATCCGGCGTAAATATTCTGGACTAAGTATAGCGTATCACCTCTTTCGATAAAAGTCGTGGTACATGTTTTGACCCTTTTGATGGTTAATTAAAGCCCTCATCAGTTAATTATTTTCCGCTTTCAGTTCCTTCCTTATTAACATCCATCAGCTCATTATACTGTTCTTCAGTAATCCTGCCAGTTGCAAAGAAAATATCAATTTTATTCTTCAAATCGTCTGTAAGTCCATTTCTTTCTTTAAGTTTTAGTAATGTTCTATATAACATAATCATACCTCCAATTCTGTTAATGCTACTGCATATTCACTGTTGACATAGGCTTCTGCTGATTGTATATCCATGTCATAGATATAATCTCGGTTATCGTTAAGTTGCTTTTTGACATAATTCCACCCATTTGCCATGCTTATTGGATAGTTAAATGCTGTATATCCGTCAAGCTGTTCGCTATTAACGCTGATGTTTGTAGTTGGATATTATGTTGTAAGTGCTTTAAATGCGGTAATTTCTTCTGTGGTAAGGTCAATTTCTTGTGATTCTGCTAACAACCATTCGGTTTTGTTTACAATAGATTGTGTATTATCTAACTTAGAAGAATCAACCATCCTCACCAATTTCCCCCGTTCCACATCCACATAATCTGCAATATACTGCTGACCATCAATTGTGACGTTACCACCTGATTCTACAGGGATTGCGTTGAGAGTATACGGCAGGGTGACGGTCTGAATAGGTTTGTATGGTTCAAAATCGGAATCTGTGGCACTTATCATTATATTTTTGTATGTAATTTTGGTAGCTGTAGTGGCATAAATACCAAACATAATTTTTACATATGAAACATTTTTTAAATCGATTGTTTCATGATTAATTCCAGCTTTCGTTCCATCAAATTCAAAACTCACATGAGAAATGTTATTTCCTGCTATACTTTCATTACCACCCATCAATTCTTTATTTATATCAAAGTATTTCGCATTAATATGGTATCGACCATCACTTGTGTCCGAAGACGTATCAAAAGAAAAATAAATTTTCCCCTTGTGTAAAATAACAGGTATAAAATCCGTAGTATATGTTTTTGTCAACCCAATTAAATCACTACCGGGATATAAATTCTCCCCACACACCTTCACAGTCGGATTCACCACGCTTTTAATCTCAACTGGATTCTCTGGCGTTGGCACTCCATCCTGTGATGATTTGCCATACAGCATCATATCTTGAATCTTTCCATTGTCAGAATCAGTGATATGAGTTTCACCCTGATTCGATGCGTAGAACTTTGTAATTTTGTTGGATAAATCTTCCTTTAGCGAATCAGTTTCTGCATTTGTTTTTTTGAAATTGTCCCCTACTACTTTAGCATCCGCAAATGCTCCCTGTATGGACAATGTTTCATCAGACACGGGCGTTTCGATAATATTTCTATAAGGCAACTGTCTCTTCTTTCCGTCTGCTGTGATTATTCCCTTGAACGTATCTGCCATCTTTTTACTCCTCTCCGAATAAAGTTGGTTCGTCTGGCTGAGCTTCTTTGACCATTGCTTTCGCTTCATTTTCGGTCATTCCTTCGAATTTCACGAAATACATCCATGCCGGAACTTTATTCGTAGTAACATACTGCCACCATCTTGCACGGTCGTTTTCTCTGACATAGAGGATGTCTCCAAAATCATAATTGACTTCATAAGCTCCAACAGGTGCAAGCCCGTACAGATCAGCGTAGACATTCAATGCGTAAATAACTTCATCCAGACAAGATTCCAACTTATCCCTCACGTCTTTGACGAACTGCACTGTCCTCTGTTGTTCCGCTTCTACTCCCGTGGCTGTCTGTATGCCGCTAGATTCGTTGAAAACAAAGTAGCCATTAGAGAATCCAATCTTGTACCCTAACTGGCTTAAAATGGCGTTTATGCCGCTTATACGAGTATCTGTGTTGAGAATTGGATTGATTTCCTGATAAAATTCTTTCTCGTCCTGTCCGAATACGTTCTTGACAAAGTGTGGTAAGTTCATTTCATTCCGTCTGTTCTCCATGCCCTGCGGTGACATGGCTGCTACAGGTGTACCACTTGGCATCAGCAGCCTATCATCTGCCAGAACAATCTTCTGAGAATCAAAAATCTCTCCGGCATTACGGCTGTATGCAATGTCGAGGTCTTTCAACTCTTCAATAGCTTCTGCGAATATCGGCAAGCCAAGTGGCGTACTAATATCTACGTTGTTCGCCTGTGGTGTCCGTAGAACTCCATACAAAGGTCCGTCCAGCTTCTCACCGTTTGCCTTGAGTATCGGTGGTGTATCTGCCATGAGGTCAGCCCATTTGGTCTGTTTAAGGTCAATCTTATCACCGATGCTCTGAGGGGATTTTGACACGTAGGCTCTGTTGGAAACGTAGTACGGATAGGTCGTCACGCCGTCCACAGTGGTTTCAACAAATCTATGATACTCAAGCCTTGTGTAATATTTCCGTCCAACAGTATAAGAATCTTTGAATATAATCCCTTTGATTTCCTGATTATCGTAATCCACAATCATCACATCTGCCGGAGTGAATACGTCAAGACTCTCGCCGTTCGGCTTAATGAACACGGTTCCATAAGCACAGCCATATTCTACCCAGTGCCGGATTTGGAAATATACCTTGTCAATCTGCTTCTGTAGCCATGTAGCCCTTGCGGAACCGTCTATCTGAATGCCGATCGCCAGTGTTGCGAGCCGAGCTGTCTCTGAACAGACAGATTTAGCAAAATTAATCGTCTTGATATTATTCTTGTCATCTAACCATTCCGGCACTCCCCTGTAAATGTTCGCGCACCGGTTAATCAGTGATTCCATTTCTGGGAATTCTGCCGCCTGGATGTTAAAGTCCTCTTCGGCTTGTTTTTTGAATATCATGTTAAACCACCTTTTTAGTGTTGTTATAAGTCCCATTTAATCTACCTTTTAAAATCCATCCATCTTACAGAAGTATCTCGCACAATAATGTCTTCATATTCTACAACTTTTAAGATTTCGTTAATGTCAGATGATCCATATATTTTTAAACCGATGCTTAAGAATTTATTTATTTTATCTGAAAAGTACCTATCTAACATTTTATGCACTGTACCCCCTCCTGTTAAATAACGGCTCATAAGCATACCTAAGTGCCGAGATTGCGTGATCGTTTCCGTCAGGATAACCGCTTATTACATTTCCCTCTTTGTCTCGATCATACTCATATTCTGTAATTTCTTTGTATGCGTTCGGTGTCCGCTTCGGGTCAATGACAAGTGTCTTAGTCTGTAAGAACTTAAAACCATACTCGATACTTCCCGGCCCTTTGATTGCTCCTCTGGCAGGAAGCCCGGCATCCCGGAAGTCGTTCACGGACTTAGGCTCCGCAGAATCACATATCATCGTATAATCGTCATAGCCTTTTTTCTTGATCCAATCAGCGGTCTTGGAGTTGCTCCATTTATTTACATACAATTCGTCAATCAGATATATTTTCTCTCTAGCAGAATCGTAATAAGTTCGGAGATAGCAGAACTGGTCCGGGTACCATCCATAATCTACGCCAGCGAAAATACGATCCATGCGACTGATTTCTTCATCTGTAATATCTCTAATCTCCAGATATTCAAATACGTTTCCGCCGTCACCATTTGGAACACCCAGGTATTCATGCTCATAGGCTTCTGGATTGATTTCTTTCAGATGCGCTGCATCGTCAATAAACTTCTGTCCAAGCCACTCCGCCGGGGCTTCCAAATAACTCGAATGATGAATAACTCTTTTCGGGTTAGGTGTGAGCTTGATCCTGTTTACCCAGTTTGATTTTGATTTTGGTGGGTTGTATGATGAAAAATCATAAGATTCATCGCCACCACGAAGTACTGACTGATTAACAGAACGTTCCTGAGCATCTCCCTTCATCTGGTCTTTTTCTTCTTTCCAGAGGATTCCGATATATCCAAATTCCGGCTTAATAGATTTCAGTTTGGTTTCATCGTCCAGACCACGGAAGTATATTGTCTGCCCTGTCTTAATATACTTGATCTCAAGTGGTGACACCTTGCATTCAAATTCTTCCATCAGTCCAAGTTCATTGATAGCCCATTTCATATTGGCATATACAGAATCTTTCAGAGTACCAGCCACCTGTCTTGTAATGCAGGCGTGCATCTGAGGATTATTCTTGATAAGTTCAACAATCTTAAAAGCTACGAATGAAGATTTCAGACCGCCTCGGCCGCCCTCGAATACATATTCAATGTTGGGCTTAATCTGTCGGTTAATGTCCACGAATGCCTTGCCGAGCACTCTGGCAGGAAGTTCGTATTTTTCATCATCGTCTTTTGAAGCTGCTGTTAGCTGCTCCCATTTTTCGATAGCCTGTATATTTCCATCTGCCGCTTTTTTATACAGAGAAGTTGCTACGACTGCCATGTTATTTGCGTCTTCGTCAGCAATCCCCATTTTTGCAAGTTTCTTTTTTGCAGTACTTGATGCAGGGCTTTCAGCTATAATTTTCACATAATCAGAAAGGGCTTTTTTTTGTCTCCTAGAATATCCAGATGCGATACCGCCTTTTTTCCCATTTCTCACCGCTTCCTCACCGCTTCGAAACTGTGTCGCCGCTCTATTATTTAAATTCTGATCATTTGCCATCCTATCAACATCCAATCATATCCTTTCTGAATTAAGCTATAAAATCCCATAGTAACACTTCTGAGTATATTCTATCACAGGTCAGCAGAAAAGTTGTGGTACATGTTTGAGGAATTTTGTGCTAAAAAAGAGCCGGTAAATACCGACTCTCTAATTTTATTCATTGCTTTGCAATTTTCTGATTACCTCGCCCTGATTTCCCGGACACCCCATGAAACACTCCGGGCAATGTTCGTAAAATACGCATCTGATGCAGTCATGTGGACTGATTGAGCTGCAATATTGATGTAGTACTGTGAATGCTGATATGGCGAGTTGCGGGGTTATGTCTGGTGACTTAAACATCATGTTTTTGCTCGCCCTGGTCACTTCCACATTATCATCTTTGAACTTTATAGTATCCCCATTACATTTTATCGTAACTTCGTTCTTTTCTCTGTCAATTTCAAGTGTAGGATTGTCCAACATGATTATCAACTCCTTCTCATTAATGTGCAAGTAATCCAACAAACAGCGGAAGAACTAATGCCATTAAGCATAATGGTTCTTTTGTATAACTGAGTGCCGCTATTACGGCAAATGATGTACTGGCCCATGCTACTGATTTCGCCATTGCTGTATTAAAATCCATTTAATCACTCCTCTCCCCAGTCAATTTTCTGCCCGCATTCAGAACAGTACTTGCTTATTTTTTTACCAATAACAGATGTTCCGCATTTCGCACATTTTTGAGTGGAAAATATATTGTACGGAAAATCTGGAACATATTCTTCAGGTTTGCATGGAATCTGCTTTTCCAATGCTTTTGCTCCGGAATCACACGCCCATGCTTCCTTGAGATATTTTTACTGCCATTCATCTTTGTTTTCAGAACTTTCAATGAAACATAAATGCTGGTCTCTCATATCGGATAATATGTCTTTTGCTTCTTCTGGTTTTATATTAATTTCCTCTTCATCATCAATCTCTGGATTCTCAATAAATTTTTCAATATCTTCAACTGCTTTCTCTTCCGGTGTAGGAACTGTCCCTTTTCCTACTTTTGCAATTTCAAGAAGTTCATCTATATTATTTTCCCAATTACGTGTATTGCACAAATCCGTGTTGCACTTATTATTCCTGTTGTCCAACACACATCCTATACATTCACGTTCGCAACAATTGCTTACATCTGCAATCCGTTCAGCAAATTCTCTTGCAGACATTTCTTTTGTCCCGAGGAGTTCTGATGCCTCATAGAAAGCAAAGTCTGATCTGACACTTGCCGCATAAGTTATATTATATTCATAAAATCTTAAAATGTCTGGAAAATATTGTGCTTGTAATGGCTCGCAATAGTCTCTTAAATACCAACGAAATCCCTGTTTCTCAGCTTCTTTGAGAAGCATTTCGTTTTCTTCTTTTGTCCTGACCAGAACACATGTATTTCTTAAATCAATCATTTATTTTCCTCCTCCAATCTCATCAATACAATCGTTCCAACCGATCTTATAGCTCGGTAGTTTGCCTCCCGCTTTGAAATACTCGCCGTTATAAAGCCCAGTTACTTTCATTTTCTCCGGCAGTGGCTTCAATGGACACCAATCAGGTCTTGATTTACTTTCACAATCATAATGTTCTTCTGTTATCAGAATTTCATCACAGTCTAAACAGTCAGCTAATTCACACAAGCCCTCATATTCAAGAGCGCTACAGTATGAAATTCCGAACGGGCAATCATAGCAATTCTCTGGTGTATCTATCACTAACGCTGATTTACTCATATGTTTCACTTCCTCTCAGCATCAGGCTCAAAGTATTGTACCCCGGGCAAGTCCTGACCCCATTTCCGGTATCTCTTAACAGCACACAGTACGGATATAATGCTATGACCTCATAGACGTGTTCCGTGGTATCCTCGCCACACTGGTCGATGTATTTGAAGCACTTTCCCGGTCTAAGAAAGTACCTTGCGCATACATACGCTTTTGTCCCGAATCTTACGCTTGCGCTACTCATTTGTGTTCCTCCTGTAATAATTCTGGATTGTCGAAAATATTGCCAACTACTTCATAATGTTCCAGATCGAATTTATCAAGATATTGTCTGCCTATACTATCAGTTTCGCGCCCTACCCATCCGGCAACATTCCATTCAACAGTTTCATATGTCACATTTTCCGGGTAAGATTCGTCCAAGTGTGCCATCAAAATGTCATTTTCCCAAATTTTATTCCCGTTCTTGTCGCAAAGTCCTGTGAACTGGCAGAGGGTTTCTGGATCAACCAATTTCATTCTGTCTGTTATTAAAAAGATGATTGGCAATATACTCGCTTTTTTATACGGCTGAACAATATAACAATATCCGCTGTCAATGTCTAAATCTATGAGGCTTCCTTCTATCCATTCACCATTATCAATCTGCTTTGCCTTGAAAAGAATTTCTCTCATTCAACTCCACCGCCTTTCACGATTTCGATTGCCCTGCTCAGTCCAGCATTGTATCCTTGATGCACATCAGATAAAATACATTCTGATTCAATGAATTTATCTCTTTCCAATTCGCTAATAGCCTTATCCGCATCAAAAGCTGTCGGCTGTCT